GCATGGCATCAGGCGGTATCGCTAGAATGCTAGGAGAGTAGCATGAATGAAGAATTATTACGTATCATAGAGTTGTTTGATGAGGATGAGGTAACCACAGCAGATAAGATAGACAGACCACAGAGAGCATTAGAAAGAGAAATGTATGATGATTTCATGAAACGTAATAAATTAGCCCGTGGTGGACGAATTGGTTTTCAAAGACCTTTAACTACAGTTGGAAAAACAGCAGACATAGTAAATTATTTAAAAGAATTACCTGATGGTGCTTCTTTTTATAAACCTGATGTTGCTAAACTTTTAAATTTAGGAGTAGGAGTTAAACGTGGAAAAGAGTATGTAGATACTTCATTATTAACAAAAGTGATTAATAGTAGACCAGAACTAAAAAACAAAAACTTTAAATTTCTTACAAAAACAGATGTTACTGTAAATAAGATAAATAATTTTATAGAAACATTTGTACAAGAAAATGGTAGAGAGCCCACACAAGGAGAAATACAAAAAGGTGCTAGGGCAGATCCAACTAAGTTAAGAAAATATATAACAGAGGGTTTAGTTAAAAATGTAGCCGACACCGTGTTTGATACTCAAGCAAAAGGTGCTAATTATATTTTAAATACTGAAAAACCAACCATCGAGGGTTTAGAAAAAATTGTTGGAAAAGGAAAAGCTGAAAAATTATTAGCTAGAATTTATATAAATTCATTAGGATCATTAAAGAAAAAATTTTCTAATATAGACGAAGGGAGATCTGTTTATGCTAATTTTGATAAAGATCAAATAGAACTTATAAAAAATAAAGTAAGACGAGTACCTGGTTTTAATAATCTATATGAAAGAGAAATTACAGATTTAATTGCTAATGCATATCCTGATCCTAAAGATGCAGCTAAGAAAAAAGCTGCTTTAAAAAAAGTATCCATGTTTAAAAAATTTAATAAAGAGGTTGCTAACAAATTTGGTTTTAATCAGGTGTTAGATCACCCACTATCTTATGATTTTATAACTAAAACAAGTCAAGGAGTAGACGCATCAGAATTAATAAGAGTTAGACCTTTACCAGATAGAGTAAATACTTTTAAATCATTTTTAGAATCTGATCTTGAAGAAATATCTAACACTTTGAAAAAAGGTTATGATCAAAAAGTTTTTAGTAAATACGAAGATATAAAATCAATCGCAGATGAGCTTAAAATACCTTTTCCTACAATGGCAAAAACAGGAACAATAACTTCTCCAGCTGCATCAAAAGTAGGAACTAAACCTTTAATTGGTGATGCTAAACAAGCAGCTGTAATACAAAATAATTTTAGATCGTTTGTGCAAAAAGTTAAAGACGACCCAAGAATGAAAAGACTTGGAATAAATTTAAAAGAATTAAAAGACTTAGCTAAACTACCAAAAGTAAATATTGCCAAGTATGATGCAGCCATAAATAAATTTATACAAAAATCTGGAAAATTTGGCTTACCTTTTGCAGCGGGATATTTAGGTGTGAGAGAACTTTCTACTCCAGCGCAAGCAGCTGATGGTGCTCAGGCAACTGGATTTACAACGGGAGAAAAATTAGCTGGTGCAGGCACAGCTGTTGGTGCATATAAATTTAGAAAACCAATTATAAAAGGAGCTAAAGCTGTAGGTAGAACTGCAATGAAAGCACTAGGTCCATTAGCTGCGCCTCTTGAATTAGCTTTTATAGGATCTGATTTAAAATCTGGTTCAACCGTCCCAGAAGCAATTGCAGATGTTGCTCTGATGGGTGGTATTTTTAGGGAACGGGACAAAAGAAAATTTATAGAAGATAAATATGGCACGGAAACTTTAAATAGATACGTTGCTGCAAAGACTCCTGGTATTACAGATGTCATGGATATGCCTACTGCACTACCAGCACTATCTCAAGAATTACAGGCGATTGATGCTGAGGCCGATGCTTATCTTCAAACATTAAGAGGTCAGAGAGCAGAAGAGTTTAAAATAAAATCAGCTTTACCTAAACCTCAAATAGATGCTTTTCAAGCTGCAGGTGGTGGTATTGCTAAATTAGCCGGTGATAGATCAGGTGCCATGCTAGAATCCATGAATCCAGATAAGGATGGGTTGCAAGGTCTAATGAAACGTGGTATCAAAGGATAGGAGTATAAATGGCAGATATAGATAAAGGACTCCCGAACACAAGAACGAAACTTGATGTCCCTTCTGAAGAAGAGATAGCAGAAGAAATTGCAGTTCAGGAACCAGAACAAGAAAAAGGACCAGTTGAAGTTACACCAGAAGAAGATGGTGGTGCAACGATCGACTTTGAACCGGGAGCTATAAATATACCGGGAACAGAATCACACTTTGATAACCTAGCAGATATTTTACCAGACGACGTTTTAGAGCCAATCGGAAACGATATGACTCAAAACTACATGGACTATAAAGCATCAAGAAAAGATTGGGAACAGTCATACATACAAGGTTTAGATCTTTTAGGATTTAAATACGAAAACAGAACAGAACCATTTCAAGGAGCATCAGGTGCAACACACCCTGTCATGGCAGAAGCTGTAACACAATTTCAAGCACAAGCTTACAAAGAATTATTACCGGGAGATGGACCTGTAAGAACACAAATTATAGGTATTAAAAACCCTGCAACAGAACAACAAGCAAATCGTGTTAAAGACTTTATGAACTATTTAATTATGGATCAGATGCAAGAATATGAAGCTGAGTTTGACTCAATGTTATTTCATTTACCACTTGCAGGATCTACATTTAAAAAAGTTTATTATGATACAAACATGGGAAGAGCAGTTTCTAAGTTTGTACCAGCGGATGAATTAATCGTTCCGTATACGGCTACCTCATTAGACGATGCGGAATCGGTTATTCATGTAATTAAAATTTCTGAAAACGAATTAAGAAAACAACAAGTTAATGGTTTCTATAGAGATATAGAATTAGGAACACCAGGTAATGTTGAAAAAAATGAATTAGATAAAAAAGAACGTGAATTAGAAGGCACAAAAAAAACTGGAAAGAATGAACCAGTCTATACTTTATTAGAGTGTCATGTTAATTTAGACTTAGAAGGTTTTGAAGAAGTTGGTGCAGACGGATTACCAACTGGAATAAAATTGCCTTACATCGTAACTGTTGAAGAAGGTAATAGAAAAGTTCTTTCTATTAGAAGGAACTTTGCGCCCAATGATCTAAAGAAAAGTAAGATCCAATACTTTGTCCACTTCAAATTTCTGCCAGGACTAGGATTTTATGGCTTTGGACTCATTCATATGATTGGCGGATTGAGCCGTACGGCAACGGCGGCTCTCCGTCAATTATTAGACGCAGGGACACTATCTAATTTACCAGCAGGATTTAAACAAAGAGGTGTAAGAGTTAGAGATGAAGCAGCTCCAATACAACCAGGTGAATTTAAAGACGTTGATGCACCAGGCGGTAGTTTAAGAGATGCTTTCTTTCCATTACCATACAAAGAACCATCACAAACATTATTAAATTTATTAGGTATTGTTGTACAAGCAGGACAAAGATTTGCAGCAATTGCTGACATGCAAGTGGGAGATAGTAATCAACAAGCTGCAGTTGGAACTACAATCGCTCTTCTTGAGAGAGGCTCACGAGTCATGTCAGCGATTCATAAAAGATGTTATGCAGCGATGAAATCAGAATTTAAATTACTTGCAAAAGTTGTTGCACAATATTTACCACCAGAATATCCGTACGATGTTGTCGGTGGCGCAAGAAATATTAAACAAACAGATTTTGATGATAGAGTTGACATTGTACCAGTTGCAGATCCAAATATATTTTCTATGTCACAGAGAATTACACTTGCACAAACGCAATTACAGATAGCAACATCTAATCCACAGTTACATAACATGTATCAAGTATATAGAAACATGTATGAAGCAATAGGTGTTAAAAATGTAGACGCAGTATTGCCAGCACCTGCACCAAGTGCACCAATGGACCCAAGTATGGAACACATTATGGCAATGACAGGTAAACCTTTTCAAGCTTTTCCAGGTCAAGATCACAGAGCACACATAACTGCACACTTAAATTTTATGTCAACTAACATGGTTAGAAATAATCCAATGATTATGGGTGCAATACAAAAAAATATACTTGAACACATAAGTTTAATGGCTCAAGAACAAGTTCAATTGGAGTTTAGGGAGCAAATGATGCAAATGCAAATGCTACAACAACAAGCAGTTATAAATCCACAAGCTCAACAACAACTTCAACAGATGACTCAAGCTTTAGAAGCAAGAAAAGCAGTGTTAATAGCTGAAATGACTGAAGAATTTATGAAAGA